TCATCGACTAACCCCCTGCCCGACATAGCCGCCTGTCTGCACACCGTAATCGCCATAGCTCGGCATTGTCCAGGTGCCGCCGGGCTGAGACGGCCCACGGTCGCGGATCGCATAGATATCCGCCTGATGCCGCTCCTGCAACTGCTGCGCGTTCATCCGGTAGTCGTCGCCAATGCGGTTCTGCCGGTACGGCTCGTATTGGCCCTGCGTGGCGACGATGGCGCACGAGGTCACATCGAGCCTGTATCGGGTGCCCTGATCCGTGATGCAGCTACAGCCCGCCTCACGCTGCTCCCCTTTCGCGTCCTCCCCTGCACCACTGACCATGCAGAACAGGCGCGGCGGCTGGGCTGGCACTGCAAGACCATCGTATGCGGGCGCGGACCATGGCTGACTCGACACGCGCGGCGTAAAGCGTGCGGCGTATTGCTCAACGGTCATGGATGACGCGGCGCTCTTTGCGGCGACCGTCGCGTGCGCTCCGTTTGCCGCAGTCGCGCCGCTTTGGGTGACGGTTGGCGCTGGCGGCGCATGGGTTCCGCCACCGAGTCGTTCACCAAGCCCGCCGAATACGTAGAAGATGAACACCAAGCCCAGCGGAATGCCAATGCCGGCGGCGTAGTAATACCAGGGGATGCGGCGCTCGGTGGTGTCGAAAACGGTTGATTTGTAGGTGCCGACCGACTTCTTGCCCTTGAGCAGCGGGACCATCTTAGAGCGCAACGGCGTGCGCTTCTCGGCCGCAGCTTCAAACTTGTCGAAGATGCGCAGCTGCACCATGGACGTGCCGAACATGCGCCGAACGTGTACATGCTCCTCAATCAGATCACGCACGAAGGCATCGCATTGCGTGTCTGGCGACTGGCAGACACCGATGATGTCGAGGCCGTGATGCCGGTGCTTGGCGATGCGCTCGACGTGGCGCGGGAGCGCCGCAGACGGCGGCCGCTTCGGGAGCATCTGATGCTCGTAGGCTTCGTCAATGAGCATGATCGCGTTGGTGTAACGCGGGTCGCATTCCATCGTCGCGCATTCGTGAGACTCAAGCTGCTGACGCAACTCCGCGTGCTGTTCCTTCGTGAGTTCGCCATTGGCGCGCTGAGCTTCGATGGCGTCACGGCGATGGACATACTCGGGCGAATCCGCCCAGGCACGGAACATCTCCGGGGTCATCTCAAGCGCGCCGGTCTTGGCGTAGTCGAAGTCACGGACGTTGCAGACGTATAGCTCGCGGTGCGGATATTTGGACGGATCCTCGCGATGCTTTTTGTCCGCTTCTTCCTTCATGCGCAACGCGCGATCAATCGCATTGAGCGTCTTACCGTGGCCGGGCTGGCCTGTGTACCAGTACAGCATCAGGCACCCCCAATGGCGTTGGCAACGGTCGTGGGCACGATGTAGACCTTCCAGGTAATGCGCACCGCGAGCGCGGAAAGAATCATTGACATGGCCTGACCGATCCCGAGCGCGCCCATCATGTTGAGCGCGTCGGCCGGCATTCCGGAGACATAGCCCATGACAAACGCTTTGAGGTTAGGCAGCAGCGCGTCGAAAGTAATCATCGTGAGACCGAAGGTGCCGAGCACCTTGCCGACGATGCCGGCCGCAGCCATCTTCAACGACCCGAGCAGGTGCGCGACGGCACCCGTGATCCACTCCCAGACCTGACCCATTAGTCACTCCCCATGAGGATACGCAGCGCGGTGTACGCGCCGAAAATCAAGATCAACGCGCGCATGATCGCGACGACGTTGCACCACTCCGGATATTCGCTACTGCTGATCGTGTTACCGGCAATCTGGAACGAGAACTGCGGACAGGTGCCGCCGCCGAAAATGTCGGTGTCATCGAGCAAGTTAGGGCCGATGCCGATGCCGAAGCGCTTTGCGCCCGCGATGTCCCCATCATCTTCACCACCTGGAACAGGTGGCCGACCACCTTTCGTCCAGGCCGGTTGTTCGTCGCCGTTGCCGCCGCCGATAGCGTTGCCCTTACCTTCAAGCGCACAACGCGTCGCCCAGGTCTGATAGGCAATCTGCGCCAGAATCGGATCACCGGTAGACGTAGGCGGCGTCAGGCAGTTGCCACCGCCCCCAGACGTGTTGCCGTTGCCACTGCCCGCACCGGGATCACCACATGCAGGCTGGCCCTCGCCGCCGCAATGACCGTCCTCGCCCTGTGCTTCGCCGTCAGCGCCGCCGCCACCACCGGAGCCGGGATTGTTGGGGGACGGGTCGAAACCGTCGCTACTGCCGTCTCCGTCGCTGTCAGAAGGTGCAGCGCCGGGCGTGTTGGAGGGTGTGCTGCTACATTGCGCGCCGGTTGGATTCCAGCCACCGCTAGCCGTGTGATAGAGCGTGCCGTCAATGCGGTATGGCACGGTAACGCCTTGCGCCTCATAAGTGCATCCATCCTTACAAACGCTGGCCGAACCGCTGGGGTTCTGGACGTTGCTCAACCCTCCCGGCGGCATCGGCGGCTTCTGACTACAAGGCGTGTCGCACTGCTTTTTTACGTCATCCCATTGAGCAGGAAAAGGGCATTCATCGGCCCATGCCCAATAGCCCTGATGAAAATTCAGGTTTCCACTTGAGCCAATAAGGTAGATGGCATAGGCGTCATAGCCCGGCTCATAGTGGCATTGCACAGGAGTGCCCGCGGGCACAGAAACAAACGGAATACGCGCCTGACATGCGGCATAAGCATGAGGACGCGTGGGGTAGATGCCGGGAGCATTATCCAGCGGCGTCTGCGCTCGAGCGGTGCCGCCGAACATGAGCAGCAAGCCGACGACAGCGACAGCGATGACGACGCCGAAGCGGGCGCGACGAAGCGACCGAAAGATGGCCGCACCCAGCAACATGCGGCCGATGGAGTCCAGGCGGATCATGCGCCGTCGAACGCGATCCAGCACGCGCCACAGATTGCGATGATGACGAGATAACCCATGGCGTACTCCCGAATGAAACCGGGCCTCGATGTGAGGCCCGGAGGTGGTGGATCAGCGTGCCGAGCGGCGGATGTACGACCAGACCAGCAGAGCGCCGATCAGGACAGCGACGGCGGCGAACACCAGACCCATCTGCGACTTGCCATCGGCCAGTTCACCGGCGATGGCCGCACCGCTGGAATCCTGCGCGAGCGCCATGCCCGAGGCCATCAGGCCGGTGGCACCGGCGGCGATCTTCGTGCCGGCATTGCGTGCACCGTTCACGGCGCGGTTGGTGAAGTTCACGATCTTGGTACGGTTCATTGGTTTGTCTCCCTTGGAGGTTGTCGGGCGAAATTGCCCAGGTGTTACCAGTTCCCCATGCGAGCGGCCCGAAAGACCATTCGCGCTTTCAACCCGAGCGCCCAGCACGAAACAATCGCAAAGGCAACAAGAGTCCCATCAGCCAGCGTCAGGGGTGGCATCACTGGCTGGTGGTACGGCATGACCACCGGCACCGCGCACACGCCGTCCGACTGCAAATGCTCCGCAGCGCAGCCGATGACGTAGAGAGGTGCCGAGATGGTCATTTGTTACGCCTTGCCGATCGGGCGAAGGCTGGTGAACTTGCTGAGCGATGCCACGCCCTTGTTGACCTGGAGCATCGCGCCGAGGTCGAGCGTGTAATCACCGACCGGGTACGGCTTCTGGCCGTCCTCCAGCCGAACATCGAAGGGGTACGCGAAGCCGCCGGCCTCGAGCTTGGCCTTCTGCTTGCGCGTGCTGTACTTGATTTCCTTGCCGTCCGCGCCGTCGAACTTGCCCTCACGTTCGACCGGGACGGATTCCAAAACGGTGACCTTCACATCTGTGTTCATTGCTCGGTTCCTTGATTGACGGCCACGATTTCGGGCCATTGGGTAGCTGCGTCAGTTCCCGCCCACGCCGGCAGCTTTGGCGACGTAAGCGACTCGATCACCCGCACCGCCGACTCGGCATCCGGGGTGTTTTTCAAGATGAAATGCAGGGTCGCGCCGTACTGGCGCTTGATGTGCCGGCGCGCGGATTTCCACGTCGCAGCGTTCGCGGCATCGGTCACGTCGATGCGGGATGCAACCGCGTCGATGAACTTCAAGATCGGGTATGCGCCGAGCAGGTAGCCAGCCGGGTTGCGGAGGATGTCGAGGCTCAATTCCTTACGCCTGGACGACTTGAATTCGGCCTCAAACCGGACCCACGGCGAATCCTTGTCGCCCAGCTGGCGGCCCTTCTCATACACGCGCATGAACTTCTCGGACTTGCGCGAACCCACTTCCAACGTCTTGCCGTCGCCCGAATCGAAGTCGTTGTGGAGCTTCGCCTTTGGGCGCTGCCCGCGGTTGTCAAACTCGCCGGACTCCCACCACCGCTGCGCGACGCTGATCGGATACAGGCCCGTCAGATCGTCGGCGCACACGTCAATGCGGGTGATTCTTCCCGCGCAGCTTTCGAGCTTCGCTCTCAGCATCAGCCACCGCTTCGCATGGCCGCTGCCCGCTGCGCATCCGCTGTAGATCCGACAGCCGTCGCCGGTCAACTCGATACGAGCGGTCGCGATCGTGCCGCCGTCGCGGGCCGTAGCATCGCCGCCCATCTCGATCAGCCCGACGTGATCGCCACTGGCATTGCGGATCGAAACGCGGGACTTGTAGAACCGGCCCCGGCCAACCTCATCCGCCAGGGCAAGCCCGCAGCCTGCGAAGAAGAACGCGAACACGTGCTGAGCCACTTCCATGGCTGTGCTGCCGTCCTCGCAGCCATCGAGCAAGCGTTTCTGATTCGCTGGCATGCCGTCAGGCATGGTAGGACCAATGCCGGTGGCGCCCTGCTCTGCCAGCACCGCGCACAGATCCACCGATGCGGCCACCCAGTCGATCCCGATGCTGATACCGGTGCCCTGCCCTTCGACCGGGCCGGATTTCTGGAAGCGCTTCGCGCCCTTGAACTTCTCGGTCGGATACCCCTGCCTGAACTCACTGACTCCCCTGTTAGACGAGGGGAGTCCTGCAACCGCGCCGCCGTCAGCCATGCGACACCGCCGGAAGATCACAGGTAAACCGGGCGAACCCGTCAGACTGGGCCAGCTGCAACCACGCGGCGCGATCCTCGCGCAGCACCTGGACTCTGGCCGGGTCTTTCTGCGTGGACGCCCACGACAATTCCTCATCAATACGGCGCATGGCGTCGATGCACTGGCCGTAGCCACGTGTGATGACGAAGGAGGGCCGGTCAGCCACGGGCGCGGTCCATCTTCGACACGACAGCTTCCACCGCATCGGCGAAATCGTCGTAACCGCGACGGCGGTCAAGCATCCGCTGAAGCCTGCCCCAGACGAAGCGCAGCAGATCGAATGCGCACGCGCCAGCAAGGCCGGCGAAAAATGCAATCCAGCCGATCAGGCGGGCGAACTCCTGCCACTGGGCCATATCGATCACGACGGTACCGGTCATGCCCAGTCATCCCCGGTCGGGATCAGGCCGAGGCGCTGCTCGCACTCGGTCACGATGGCTTCAAGCTCGGCATCAAAGTCGAGTTCGGCGGTCACGACAGCACCGCCCGGAGCGCGATGCACTCATCAAGCTGGTCGTGTGCCGCCATTTCGATGCCGTGCCAGAAGGCATCCGGCAGACCGCCGTCGAACATGTCCGGCTGCATGCGTGCCAGGACTGCGATGTCCAACGCGAGGCGTGCGCCCCGCTCTGCGTCTGTGATTCGTGCCATCGGTGTATCCCCTGTCCCCCTACCCTTTGACCCGCTCGCCCCTCGGGGGTACGAGGGGGGCGGAGGTCCCAGCTGCTGGGACCGGGGCGGATGTAACATCCCCGTTGACCCCGAAGTCAACAGGGCTGGGACCATGAATGTGCAAGACCTCCTAGACGCGGCTAAGAGCGGCACTGGGATCACGTCCGATTACGCGTTGTCCGTGCGTCTGAAAGTAACGAAGCAAGCAGTATCGAAATGGCGGCTTGGACAGGCCGCGCCTGACCCCGTGACTTGCGAAAAACTAGCTATTTTTAGCGGTATTCCGCTACATAAGGTTCTCGGAATCGTCGGCGAAGCCCGCGCGATTTCCGAGCCCGAAAAGCGCGTCTGGCGAAAGCTGGCGGCGGCAATGTTCGTCTCGCTCGTAGTCGTCGCGCTGCCCGCGTCAGCGTCGAATTTCCCGACGAACGGTCAGTCGGCTTGTACATTATGCGAAGTGGCGCGACGGCTTCGACGTGACGTTGCGCGGCACTTTGCGACATTGGCCCGCCGATTCGGAGACCGACATGCCCCGCTGCCGGCACTGTAAGACCGAGACCGAGGCCGAACACTTCGAGCGCGTCGTGCATAACAAGACGCCGTTGCACGGGCCTTGGGCGGGCTGGCGGATGGCTGGCCGCGAACTGGTCAGCCCGGACGGCGATCGGTTCACCACGACGCGCCTGCGCGGTCTGGCGTGGCGGCTGGAGGCCGAGCAGCGAGCGGAACGCGCGCGGGCCCGGAACGCTCGAGCGGAAAAGCGTCAGCGTGAACTGGTCAAGGTGCTCGTTGTTGACCTGGGCGACTGGCGAGAACGCCACTTCGGCACCGGCGCCGCGTAG